ACTCGGGGAAGATGGGGGAGACCGCGGCCATCACGGCCGCGTCCACGTTGACCATCATCGGACCACCTCCTGCAGGATCAGCGTCTTGTGGTCGAAGCTGGACTGGAATGCCCGGATCACGCGGTAGAACCGTCCGCGGAAGCAGACGTAGCGCTCGCCATCATAATCCACAGCCCAGACCTCCACGGAGGCATTGGCCTGCAAACCGGCCTTCATCGAGTTGTAAAACTCGTTCTGGCTGACGCCTTCCTCCCAGGTTCCGAAGATCGTCCGCAAGCACGGCTGCGTCGGCAGCCGGTAGCCTTCCGCGTCCTGGTCCTTATCAAACGCCACGAGGCCGATTTCGTCGCTCCAGGGCGTGTGCAGCTCGTTGCGCATGTCTCAGCCCTCCTCCCGTGCTTTCCGGGAAAACAGGCGGTTATTGAGCGCGTAGCGGAGCATTCGCGGCATGTCCTCGCCGGTGGTCCGGCTGCGCCAGAGGTAGGCAGCGTACATGACGACGAGATCCCGGTCCTGTTCGGTGTCCTCCAGCATGATCCCCTCCTCCGCGATCCGGGCCTGGGCGGTCCGGATCCGGGCCAGGAGGCGCTCAGAGAAGGCCTCGCTTGTGACGCCGAGATCGACGCGGAGCGCCTTCAGCAGCAGCTCCTCGCTCATGATGGGATCCTCGTTCATGCGCCCGCCTCCTCGATCGCTTTTGTTATTTCAGCCTTGGTGTTCCGACTGCTGACGCCCTCGACGCCGTGTTCCTCGGCATAGGACAGAAGCTGCGCTTTTGTCATGCCGAGGAGCGGCGCCGGGGACGGGCTGGGATCAGCCGCCGGGGTTATTCCCCCGCTGCGAACGTGACGTCGGTTGCGTCGGGAGCCTCGCCGATGCCGACGGCCACGAAGGCCTCAGCGATGGCGGGCGCGCCGTCATAGCGAGCCACGCCCTTCATGACGGTCTGATCCTGGAGGAAGCGCACGTGCTCGGAGGTGCCGAAGCGCGGGCCGCGGCGCTCGCCGAGGATGTAGAGCTCGAAGTAGCCGCCGATGATAACATTGTCGGGGACGAAGTTGAGGACCTCGATCACGCCGCCGATGACGGGCATGGTGCCGTTCACGCCGGAGACGATCGCGCCGCCGGCGTCGATGCTCATGGCCTCGGCGACGACCTTGGTGTAGGTGACCTCGTTCATGACCCAGACCTTCTCTCCGCGGGCATAGCGGCCCTTCGCGGCGCCGCTGGCCCAAGCCAGAGCCTTGAAGAAGTCAATGCCGGCCGCGCTGGCGGCAATGGTCTGGATGTTGCTGGTGTGCAGGTCGGCCCAGGGACGGGCGGTGGCGGGATAGCCGGCGGGCTGCGCGGTCTGAGCCAGACGGCTCACGATGCCCTGGGGCATGTTCTGCGTGCCGGCAGCGTTGCGGCCGTACAGAATCGCCTTGTCAAGCGCGAGGCCGATGGCCTGGGCAAGGGCTTCCAGCAGCTCGGCGATCAGGTCGAGATCGCTGTCCTCGATGTTGGCGTTGCAGACGGCAAAATAACCGGCCACCATGTAGCAGTTCAACTCCAGGTCGTTGAACGCGAGGGTCAGCTCGTTCAGGTTGGCGCAGCACTCGGTCCAGATGGCCTCGGGCACGACGCCCATGATCAGGTACCGGCCGTCGCCGCGCACGGTGCGCACGGTGACGTGGCGGTAGAGCTTGGAGTAGTTGATCAGGTTCTCGCGGAGCAGGCCGAGCATGACCTCGGGAATGGTCAGGCCGACGTTGGTGATGGCGCGCTTCTCCTTGATGGAGCTGCGGATCTCCTGCAGGTAGGCCTGGACGTCCTCGCGGGCGGCGAAAGCGTCGCGCTCCTGCGCGGACATCTTACCGAAGAAACGGGCGCGGGTGATGGTGTTCATAGCAGATACATCCTTTCTTTCGCCGGCCTTGGCCGGGTCGTTATGTTTGGGAGTGGTGTCCTGACGGGCCTCCTCCTGGGCGAGCTCTTCGCGGAGCCCGCGAATTTCCTCTTCCAGCGCGTTCACGCTGTCGCGGTGCTGCTGCAGCTCCGCGTCGAATTCGTTGATCTCGGTCTCGAGGGCGCTGCGGTCCTCGGCCGGAGTCTCGTCCGTGACCTCGTCGATCGCGGCGGCGTACTGCGCCTCGCGCTGCTCGAGGTCGGCGTCCTTTTCACGCAGGGCGTCCAGCGTTTTGGTCCTGTCGTCGATCTTGCGGCGCAGGAGCAGGGCTTTCAGTGCCATTTCTCAATGACTCCTTTCATTCGCATCTTCCAGGCTTCAGCGGCCCGGGCTTTGTGGGCGTCTCTCTCGGCGGATCTCGCCGCCACGCCCGTCTCCGAATAGGCGGGGAACGTACAGACGCTGACTTCATAGAGAGGGTCCACGCGGGTGATCGTCCAGTGCACGGAGCCGTCGTCCTTCCAGTCGACCTCCTCGGCACCGATCTGGAAGCCGAAGCTGCACTGGCTGACGTCGCCGCGCTTGACGCGCTCGTACAGGTTGACGGCGTCGCCGTCCTTGGGATTGATCAGGATATCGCCCCACAGCCCGTGGCTGTCCTCCCGCAGCTGCAGCGTGCCGGCTGTGTTCCGGCCGAGCACCAGCGTGCTGTCGTGGTTGGTCAAGGCGCGGACATCGCCGCCCAGGGCATCCGCAAAGGCGCCCGGCGCGATGCTCTCGGACATCTGATCGCCCATGTCGTAGTTGCTGTTAAATACAGCGAAGTAGCCGGAGATGTGCAGCGCGCCGTCCTCCTCCCGCGTCTCGAACGCGGTCGGAATCGTGCGCAGAGTCCGCATCTCAGGGGTTTGTCTTTCCATTGTTGACTTCCTTTCTCCGCAGGGGACAGCGTGCGGCGTTGGCGTTAAGGACCCACCAGCCCTTGCAGCGTTTGAAATAGGCGTTGCCGCAATAGCTCAGGGTCTGCCCGCAGACGATCCGCATGTCCTCGCGGTAGCTCGCGCACGGGCAGCTCAGCTTAAGATCCATTCCCGTCGCCTCCTGTCAGCTTGCTCTGGTTGCCGCTCTCGTCGTAGGGGATGTAGTTCTCGAGGACCTTGTACTCCTTGAGCCCCGCCGGCGGGAGATGCATCCGGTCACGCCACTCGTCGCCGCAAATGAAGCCGCGGTCCGCGCCTGCAAGCAGCAGGCTCGAGAGACCGGCGAGATCGTAGTCGAGGAGCGAGTAGTAGTTGAGCTGGATGTAATAATCGGGGGAGGTGATCAGGCAGCGCGTCATCTCCTGCTGGATCGTCTGCGCGATGGCGCGGACCTTCGTCTGGACGAAGTTGTTGTACTCGTCGCGCCGGAACTCGCCGACGCCCAGGAGGAATGCCGGCACGCCGACGACAGCGGCGACCGTGCGCTTGTCCATCTCGACCGTGTCTTTGATGGCGATATCGGCCAGGCTCAGCGGCCGGATCTGCTCCACCTCGAACTGCTCCGCGGGGATCAGCCAGGGCTGCCCGGGCGAGCTGGGCTTGACGTAGCTGTCCAGCAGCTTCTGCCGTCCCTCCGGGCTGGAGAATTCATCGGTCAGCGCGTCAACCTTAACGATGATCGACGGCTTCCACTCGGATGCCATGAACGCGTTCTCGGTCTTTTGCGCCTGTCGGAGATTCTTGGCGATGTCCCGCAGCGTCACGGTCACGCCCTGGCCCTTCCAGAGGTAGCGCGGATCCGGATTGTAGACGAAGTGCATCAGGTTCTCGGGGGACCGCGGCACGCCGTCGATCTGCACCCAATAGTCTCGCATGGAAATCCCCTCGGGGACCAGGCTCACGCGGTCGGCCGTGATCGGCTCCATGCTCTGCAGGAAGCCCTGGTAGGTGTGCGGCACGCAGATCGCGTTGCCGTGCCCGTAGAGCAGCATGTTCATCACGTTGGCGATCAGCCACTGGCTACGGTTCATGTTTTTCTCCGGCGTGATGTCCAGGACCCGGGAGAGCTCATTCTTGACGCGCTCGTCACCGTCCGGGGTGCTGCGCATCAGGTAGATCGTCATGCTGCCGATCAGCTCGGCGATGCGCAGGCACGCGGTCTGGATCTCGGGATTATCAGATAGCCGGGTGTAGCCCGGCACGCAGATGTCGCCGTCGTCGATCAGAGCCAGGTAGGATCCGGCGCTCGGCGTGCTCTGGGGCTTGTCTCGGGCCATCGGCCGGGCCTGGGGTTTTACTCTCAAATGGCATTACCTCCTTCAGATCGGGTGGCGGCGCTCCTGCGGAGGAGCGTCCTCAAACCATCCGGCGTTGGCGCTGCTGCGGTCGGTGTCGATCAGCAGCCTCACCGTCGCAAAAACGCTCGCGTCGAAGATGTCGATGCGGGTGTTGTCGCTGATTTTTTCATACTGGACCGCGTCGTCCGTTTTCTCGGCGGCGCGCACGTTTTGAACGCAATACTCATACGGCTCGGCGTGCAGGTAGTAGAGACAGCCCACTTTCGCCTTGTGTTCGATGTAGCGGAATCCTTCGCTTTTCTGCATGTAGAGCTGCGGCTGGTCCTGGATGCGGAAGCCCGCCTTCCGCATGGCGGTGTAGTAGGGCCGGGCGAATTTGCGGTCGTGGCCGACGCGCCGGATGTTGAAGCCCTCGCTCTTCCACTTGAGGAACTGCTTCACGGGCTCCGTCGGGTCCATGCTCGGCGTGTTCGGCATGTCCAACCATCCGTCGTCGCGCCAGCCGAACAGCGGGATCTGATCCTTGTCCGCCTTTTCGGTCGCGGTCACGATCGGAAACCACGCGTGCGGG